GATGCGTATTTAGCCATGACTGTGCGCGATGGTTCGAGCTTAAAAGGTGCACTACTTAATAACTTCACGCCTGTATTTAACGAAGATATAGTACGCTCTTCAGCAATCGGTCACTTATCTTATTTTGATATATTCCAATCTCAAAATATTAAAAATCATACTGCTGGCGCAGGTCCGCGTTTACATTCATCTGATACTTTATTAGTAAACGGTGCGGTTTCATCAGGAAATACGATTGTAATGGATGGTGCATCATTTAGTGTCACTAACTACTTTGTACCCGGTGATTTAATATCCATTGCAGGCGTTCAATCCGTTAACCCTGTAGGACGTGCTGCAACTGGTCAAAATATGCAATTTGTAGTAACTGCTAATGCTAGTTCTGATGGTGCTGGTAATATCACAGTACTAGTATCGCCTACTATTATTTCGGATACCACTAATCCTAACCGCAACGTAAGTAATGCGATACCGGATGACGCAGCAGTAACCATGGTAGGTACGCATAACGTAAACGTCGCTTACCCCTCGCGTGGGCTAGATATCGTATGTCCTCCACTTTACAAACTGCAAGTGCCTTATGCGTCTGTAGCGGTTGATCCAGAGACTGGATTGTCACTAGCGGTTACTCAAACAGGTGATATTTTAGGTTATCAAAACTATATGCGTATAGATTTGTTATGCGGGTTTTCATGGCACCCACAATACGCTGTGGTTGTATTGTCATAAGGATAAATAATTATGTTGACCTGTGTATACCATCCAATAGATGAGGTAAGGGTAGTTGAAACCGAAGAGGCCGATAAATTAAAGGCCTCCGGTGTTTGGTTTGATAGCCCCTTAAAAGCCAAACAATACCGAGAAAAAGTTGAGATGGAAATTAAGGATGAAAAGTCCAAAGACAAACGTAAGGAATCTAAATCATGAAAGATAATAAAATGGTTCAATCTAATAATGCCTTTGTTAAAGGTGAACAAGAACGCATGAAAAAACACATGGGTAATAGACCCATGATGAAAAAAGAAATGGAAGAGTTTGATGCCTATATGAGTAATGACGGTGAATGCGCGCAACGATTTGCACGTAAACTAACCGCTGGCATGGATGATGCATTCCCTTTGAAATAAGTCTACGTATTCGACATATCAGAAAGATGTGTCGAATATTTTGATTTTTTTAAACATAAGGATATGCCATGAGCCAGGTAAATTTTAGCGTCAATGATTTAATAATTAACTCTCTCTATTTACTAGGCGAATTAGGTGTGGGCGAAGCACCTGATTCTTTTATGCTCTCCTCTGGATTAGAACTTGTAAACGAACTTTTAGACAAATTTGCTGCCGATAGTATTTATATACCTTATTTAACCGAAGTTTCTTTTCCTTTAGTAGCAGGTAAAGGCACCTATTCGTTCTCTGATATTATTCCCGCAGACGTGGTCGTAGATAGATTAATCGACTTATCCTTTGCAAATTATACAGTTCCTAGTGCAGGACAAGGCATAATTTATCCTTTACAAATTATTAATAAAGCACAATTTTATGGGGTAACACGGTTACTACCATTAACAACACGACCCGGCTTTATCTTTTTAGATAGACAGCCTCTAGAAAGTTTCGTAACCCTTTATCCACAACCAGACCAACCCTATCCTTGTTTGCTAGGCGTTAAGGTGATGCTTGATAAGGTGATTGCTAATCAAAGCTTAATGTCATTGCCGCCTTTTTATTACGGTTTTCTAAAATATTGTTTGGCTCGCAAATTTCGCTCTTACTATCCTTCTGGGAATTGGACAGAGACCGCAGAAGAAGAATACAAAGATTATTTTAATATCATTAAAAATGCTAATGAGACTGATTTAACGGTCAGACCTTCTGCCATATTAAGTAGACCTGAGCCTTTCTACTGGCAAAATATTTTGGCCTACTAATATGAGAAAAGATTATGACATAGTAGGTAGTTATGATAATCAACGCATTACAACCATTAATGCAGAACGCTCTGTCAACTTATTTGAATACCTAGACCCGGATGGAAAACGCCCTAAAAGCTTATTACCAACAGCAGGATTAATTAACTCTGATATTGATTTAGACGATGAAATGGGAGGAGCGAGAGCTGCTTTTGTTTTTAATAATGCTATTTATCAAGTGTACGGTTCTACAGTATTTAGAACTACAGGCTCTACGGGATTCTTACTAACAAGCAAAATAGGCACATTACCAACCAGTGCAGGCTATGTTGGAATAGACGCAAATACCTTTCAAGTAATTATTGTTGACGGTCAAACCGGCTGGATATGGGATGATAATACACAAACTTTTGTTAAAATTACGGATACAAGTTTTCCCTCTAATCCAATCGATGTGTGCTATTTAGATGGATTTTTTGTAGTAGCAAACGGCAATACCAATAATTTTCAACTGAGTATGTTTAATCAGGGTTTAGTTTGGGGGCCTGATTTTACAACCCCTACGCCTGATGCCTTTCTTGCAACAAGTGGTGCATCGCCTAATTTAGTACTCACTACAGCGTCCACTACAAAATATCCTGTGGGCTCTTCAGTTGCCTTTAGTGGAGCAGGGACATTACCAACCGGAACCCCGGCCATCGCTTTAAATACAACCTATTATGTCAAAACAGTGGTAGATGGTTCGACCTTTACTATTTCAACCACAGTAGGCGGAACCGCTACTACTTTCTCAACAACAGGTGTGGCACCTATTTTTGTTAAAAATACATCCATTGGGAATGGTTTTGTAGCGACTAGCGGAAACTCACCAAACCTTGTTTTGTCGAATGGAACCACCTTAAATTATCAAATTGGCACACCTGTGCAATTTAGTGGAAATGGCACTTTACCAACAGGCACGCCAACCATCTCAAAAAACACAACCTATTATGTAAAAAGAGTCATTAATGCTACTACCTTTACTATTTCAACCACTGATGGTGGGACAGAAATTACCTTCTCTAGCACAGGAACTGCACCTATTTATGTTAGTAATAATGGTCAATTGCAATTAGGTAGCATTACGTCCCATCCTGGAACAATCGTTGCATGTAGGACATTACATAGGCGAATATTCTTATTCTCTCAGAACTTTACAGAAGTTTGGGAAAATGCGGGCGCTGGAACCAATTTACCGTTCAGACGTAATAATTCATTGCTTATGGAGGTAGGTACTCCTGCCTTAGGTAGTGTTTCTGTAGGCTTTGATTGCATGTTCTTTCTAGCACAAGACAAGGATGGTCTTGCAGGTGTAATGGAGGTTAAAGGCACTGAATCCATATTAGTCAGTAACAGGGCACTTGATTTTCAGCTAGCACAATATGCAGCCGATCCCGCTACAGGTGTTGCCGATGCTAGAGGGGTTCTTATTAAAGAAAACGGCCTTATTTTCTATAGACTTAATTTTACATTAGCTAATCACACTTTTGTATTAAATGTCACCATGAGTACCGATAAGCCGCGATGGCACGAAGAAGAGGTGCTTAATGGTGATAGGCACCCTGCTCAAACGCATGCTTATTTTGATGGTGTAAATTATTACGGCTCTTACAAGCAAGCAACCTTTTATATAGTGAGTGACGATACATCCACTAATGATGGGGAGGTCATACGGCGTATGCGTATAGGGCGTCAAATGACACCTGAAGGATACAATAGATTACGTATAGACCGATTTCAATTGGATTTATTGCAGGGTTCAGAAGATATTGATATGGCTATAGAAGTTGACTTACTGACTGAATTAAGTCAAGACATACTCACTGAATCGAGTATTAATATTATTCTAGAAGATGAGGAAATAGTAGCAGGAAACCAGCCGCATGTGTTTTTATCTATTTCACGGGATGGTGGACAAACCTATGGCAATAAATTAATTGCTAATATGGGAAAATTAGGCGAAAGAACCTTTAGAACAGTATGGAGAAAATTAGGCACGACGCCAAGAGGCCAAGGATATGTACCAAGAATTGAATTTTTCAATACCATTCCTTTTATAATATTAGGAGCCTCTTGGGACTTTGAAGACATGCCGGAGTAATTATGGCCCGTGATTTAGATAACTTTCCAACGTACGATCCCGTTATTAAAGAAGCGGGCTATTTAAGTAATGTATGGTCTGATTTCATGGCAACCTTTATTGAGTCATTGCGTGAATATGTATCCTTACATGGAATATTTATACCTGTTTTAACACTAGCCTTGCGGGATGCAATTCAATCACCGGTTGAGGGGCAAATGATTTATGTAAGTGATTCAAATACGCCAACACTGCCAAGGACTGCCCAGTTACAGATTTGGCAGGTGGTTGCTGGTGTTGGACAATGGACGGTAATTGTTTAATAAATTATACTGATTTAGTAAATCACAAGGAATGTGAAAAATGGCTAATACTTTTGGTGGTGGCTGGCGTAATCCAGATTATGGATTTAATCCACAAGGCGTTTTAAGTGGTCTTGGAGGGCTTTTTGGTGGCCTTTTTGGTAATTCTGGCGCGCCCTATGATGCTTATTCAAATGAATACAAAAATTATGCAGGACAAGGCGTTAATGCGCAGCAACCCTATTATAATGCTGGCACAGGCGCAATTAAAGACTATCAAGACTGGCTAACTAAACAAAAAGACCCCACAGGATTTATTAATAACTTAATGGGGCAGTATCAAGAAAGCCCTTATGCGCATAATTTGCAACAACAATCTATAAATGCAGGCCAGAATGCGGCATCGGCAAGTGGTTTGAGTGGCAGCACACCTCTGATGCAACAATTACAACAAAATGCTGGAAATATTTCATCCCAAGATCAAAACCAATGGCTACAGAATGTATTAGGTATTAATACACAATACGGTCAAGGTCAAAATAATTTAATCAACGGTGGTCGAGAATCTGCCAATACGCTTTCTAATTTATATAATCAAATGGGTCAACACTTAGGTGAAGCAGCATATGGAAGAACTGCTGGAAAAAAACAAGATTTTTGGAATACATTAGGCGGCATTGGTGGCCTCATTGGAAGTTTTATATAAGGAATTAACATGGCATTACCATTACCAAGAGTAGTCGCTGATGTTGGCCCTGGAGGCGGTCTAGTTACTGCCATGGGTGGTATTAATAAATTATCTAATGAAATGCTTTTAGAAAAAGCAAACCAAATTAAGAATCAATATCTTCCTGATAAATTAAGATTAGCCAATGAATTAGCTGGATTAACGAATCAATATTATGGACCTAATATACAATCACAAATAAATGAACGAAATGCATTAACGCAACAATATAATATAAACAATAAATTTTCTCCTAAATTGAAACAATATGAGGTAGATAAAAATGAATTATTAAGGAAATATCCTTTTTTAAATCAACCTGGTGGAACGGGTGAGATTCAGCGACTAATGTATTTGCAAAGTCAATTACAAAATAATAATCAGCAACAAAATCCTCCTAATTCTATACAAAATTTGCAGCCTAATGAGTCTTATGTCCCTTCTATTGCTCAAACTAATCAAAGTAATCCTTTTGATTATAATAAACTTATACAACAACAATTGAATAAATTAAATAATCCTGCAATTAATAATGGAAAATTGAGTCCCGATGCAAAATTTGCTAATGATTATTCAGACATAAAATCGGGATTTGTTCCTGGAACAGGTAGAACACAACAATATCAAACCTCAGAAGAGGCTAATAAAGCCCTTGAAATAATGGAAAGAAAAGAAAAGCAACAAGCATGGAAGAATGCACCAGCTAACGCAAAAATGAATATTTTAGCCTATGCAAATGGAGCCGGAATAGATTTAGATGAAGCTAATAGAGAATTATCAAAAGGAACTTCTCTTGAAAATTTGTATAAAAAACATGGTTTCGATCCTAAAAATCCTCCTGAGCCTGATTTTTTAGCAACTACAGGCAATGTTACTAAATTAAAAGATAGGCAAGCAGCATTAAAAGAAATGAATGTAATTTCTAAATTCATTAAAGAAGGCCTAGGCCCTTACTCTCAAAGAATAATGCAATATAGTCCGGTTCAAATAAAAGAGGCTTTGGCTGGAAAAAATGAAGAACAACAAGCTAAGTTTTTAGCAGCGCGTGGATTAGTACCTGAACTTACAGGCTTAAGATTAATGGCTGCGAATGCAAAGGCTACAGTTCATGCTATAAAAGCAATGCAAGATAAATCGTTAATGAACATAAAGATTTATGAATCTTTGGTTACTCCAAAAACTTGGACTAGAGCACAAGATTTAATGGATAAGGTTTTAAATAAAGGTATGAAAAAATCAGTGGAATCGTATTCTCACCATAAAAATGAAAAAAATGAAAAAAAAATAGAAAAAAAAGATAAAGCTACTGTACGTTGGAATCAAGAAAAGCAAGATTTTGAGGAAATTAAATAATGAATATTGAGCTTCCAAATGGAAAAATAGCTGAATTTCCTGAAAATTTGTCTCACGATGAAATTAAATCAATTATTGCAAAAAAATTTCCTAAACCTGGATTGTTAAGTAAAACAGCGAATTATGCAGAAAAATATATCAATCAACCAATAGAAAAACATTTTCTCGCTCCGATGGAAGACCTTTTTCGTTCTGCGGCACATCTAGGGGGAGGATTTATACAAGGATTGGCAAATATTGTTCCTGGATTAACCAATTTAGGCGTAAGTGGTATTAATTCTTTAGGAGGAAATCTTCCTAAAGCCAATATGATTGATGTTATTCCTCACGGTGCAAGCACAAGTACAGGCGAATTAGCATCATTTTTTGCAGGCCCTGGACTTATAAAAGGATTAGGTAAATTATCATCTTTAGAACCAGCTGTACAATCTGCAATGAAAATTCCTATAATAGCCCAGGGTATTAAACATGCTACTAATATATTTTCAAAATCACCAGGCGCAACAAGAACCGCTGGAAATTCAATATTAGGAGGTACTTATACTCCAGAAAATCCTTTAGCTGGAATGGCCTTAGGTGCAACTGGTGGATTATTAGGTGAAGCAGCTAGTAAGGGATATAATGGAATTAAAAATTCTTTAACTGAAAATCAATTTTTACAAAAAAACTTAGCAAAAATACAACCTGAAAAACAAGCAAAAGATTTAGAAAATTACTTAAGCGGTGGAACTAATAATGTTACTGAAAATTCAAAGGCTTTAGTTAAAGATATTAGAAATGCTTATGAAAATAGAAATGCAGAATCCAAAATATATTATGATTATGCTTTAGATAAAGCTGGCAATCAAAAAATATATAAAAATAACCAATTTATATTAAATCAACCCGATGAATCTTTACCTACATTAAATAAAATAAAAGATTTAAATGTCGGAGATTTATATCATATATTTAAATCTAACCCTACATTTAATAATGCGCATAAATTACAATCTGAATTAGGAAGCTTAGGAAGAAAACTTGAATCAAATCCTTCTAAAACGCAAGATGATATTCATCAGATATCTAAAATAAAATCAGCTCAAAAACAATTACAATCAGATATTACAAATTTTTTAGAAAGATTTGATAAAACATCTAATAACACAATTGGTGATAAATACAAAAAGGCATCAGAATTATTTAATGAAAATGTAGTGCCTTACTTAGAAAATAATAAGATTTTAGATATTACACGCGGAGGAAAAACAGATATTAAAGATTTACATGCTGCATTCAATACACCTACAAATAAAATTAATAAAAATGGTATAGAAGAAATAGGCCATATAAATAAAATCATGCAAGACTTACCAGAAACAGCCAAAAGAAGGATTTTATTTGATGCAATTGGCGGAAATAAATTAAGTCCAGAAGCCCTATTAAAAAAATTAGAAGAAATAAAAAGCACAGGGTTTGGTAGTTATTTTACTCCTGAAATTGAAGAAAGCATTAACGCATTAACTAAAAAAATAAAAAATAAAAAAAATCTTAAAATTGGAGCCGGTATTGTTGGTGCAGGCGCAACTACTGGGGCAACAATGAATGCATTATCACATTTGTTTTAATATAAATTAATTTTTTATAGATTATCAATAAAAAATATTATTTTAAAACAAATAGCGACTAATATAATAGAAAATATAATGGAAAGCATTTTAATTACCTCTTAAAATTATTATTATAATAGATACTTTGGATAAAAAACAAGCACTAATGTTAAATTAATTAGAAATACTGTAAAATAATGAAAATATCACAAGGAATGTGAAGCATGGCAATAACCTATGTCTTAGGCGATCAACCCATCTGGGCATTAGTAGACTTAAATGGTACTGCTGCGGGTGGTGGCTATGTTGTATTTAAAGATTCCTTAAATAATAATTTGGATAAGCCTGTCTTTTTAGATGCAGCGGGTACTGAGGCATGGCCAAACCCTTTAGTTTTTGATCTAAATGGAGTGGCTCCGGGTGCAATTTATTTTACAGTAGATAGTACTAGCCCTGATAATGGTTACTTCTTGCAGGCTTATAATGCCCAAGGTGGACTTTTATGGGAAGTAGAAAATTATTTACCAGGGGGCACAGGTGGTGGTGGTAATACTACAACGTATGTGAGTCTTAAAAATTACATAGCTAATAATCAATTTATAGATCATATACCTGATACAACTACAACCAATATTACAAATTTAGTCATTGCACCATCTAATCACAAAGGTTTTACTCCAGCCTTAATTAATCCTGTTGTTGCAGCGCAAGGTGTTGTGGGTCCTGATATACGATTTGTTAAAAACACTACAGTTAACACAGACAGCATAACCTTTCCCTTGTTTGCATTAGCCTCTTCTCCATTAACGCCTGATGTGACACCTGTTGATTATTTGCGTTATCAATGCACAACCAGCGTAGCTGGAGAAACCTATAAAGCATTTCAATTTCCAATAACTCAAAAAGTTAAAAATTTATCTAATCAGATAATGACCTTTAAGATATGGGCAGCAGTTACTGCAACACCGGTAACTTTAACGGCCTATGTGTTGCAATATTTTGGTTCAGGAACAGCTGCAAGTGCTGAGGTTTTTAATTCTATAGGCACTTTATCATTAACCACCACTTGGACATCTTTTCCTTTAGAATTTACAGTACCGGATGTTAGTGGCAAATCCATAGGTACACTTAATTCACAAACGGATGATGATGCGCTTTATATTCAACTGCAAATGCCATTGAGTACTGCCTGTGATATTTTATTTACAAAACCTGCTTTGTATTTAGGTGCTATTAATCCCAATAAGGAATTTGATGATTACGATCAGATTAATTCAATTAACTCAACACCTAGAACTGGTGATATAAGAACTAGTCTTTCATCATCGGCCCCTAATGGATGGGTTGCTATGAATGATGGCTCTATTGGTAATGTAAACTCCGGTGCAACCAATAGGGCCAATAAAGATACTTTCCAGTTATATAAAACAATATGGGATGGTGTATTAAATACATGGGCACCTGTATCCACTGGACGTGGTGCAAGTGCTATAGCAGATTTTATTGCTAATAAAACATTAACCTTACCTCTTTCATTGGGTCGTGCATTAGCAGGAGCAGGAGCTGGTGCTAGTTTAACATCCCGTGCATTAGGGCAAAATGTAAGTACCTCGGAAACCAATACACTTACAACAAGTAATTTACCTAATCCTATATTAAATAACCTAGGATTAATCAGTGTTGCATCCGGTGGTTCTGGAAGTACTTTCCTGAATAATAATAATTTAGGCTCTGGAATATTGGCAAATCCTGGAGGCGGTGTTGCTGTAAACAATATGCAGCCTACCAGTTTCTTTAATGTGTTTATTAAGTTGTAATTAGAAGGAGTTTCAACAATGGCAGTACAACTGGTTAATGTTCCAGCTTTAGATCCCAATGCTTACACAGGCCCTACACGCGTTATGGCAGGTGTCGCACGCACAGGAAGTGTCACATTAGATACCTTATACGGACCTAATGGAACAGTAGAATTCGCACGCTGGATTTATGTTGGCGTAACAGGTAACGTCTCTTATATGAAGTGGGACGGTACGAATCAGACTCTAATAGGATTAGCTGCGGGTGTTTGGCATCCAATATTTTCCATCATGGTAAATAGTGCCTCAACCACTGCAACTAGTATCGTATGGGGAAGCTAGCTAGAAGTAAATTATTAATCAATTGATAAGGATATCAACATGTCTACAAGTTTATCACAAACCGTTTTATCACCCTGGTTAACACCCGTTAGATTAGTCTCTACATCGAATGTGTCAGGTACTTATTTTAATGGTCCTAATAACAACGGTGTTGGCGCAACATTGACTATCAGTGCTTCCTCTTTGACAGTCGATAGCGTAGTGGCTGCAGTTGGTGACAGAATATTGCTTCAAACGCAAACATCTACCTTACAACAAGGTATTTATATAGTGCTTAGCATAGGAAGTACTGTTGTACTACAACGTGCCGCTGATTTACAAAATATAGAGCAATTCAAAGCGGGTCTTTATGTTTCAGTAGGCGCAGGCTCTGTTAATGCAGGAAATATTTTTGCTCTGGTTGAACCCTTACCAAGTAATATTGGTGTGGATGCGATTGTATTTGATTCAAACCCAACTGCTGGTACTGTAACTTTTTCAGGCCCGGCATCAACTGCTAATGCATTAGCTGTGTTTTCTGATACATCAGGTAATTTAAAAGCCCAATCAACAACCAGTACGCTTGGATTTGGTTTAACCGCTGCAACAGGTAACATCGTAGCTACTTCAGGGAATTTGGTAGCAGGATCTTCCGGTGCTGCAGGTACCGTGGGTTCATTCCCCAGTGCTGCAACATCCGGTGAATTATTACTCGCTGCTGTAACAAACTCTGGTGGTAACTTTAATACTACCATTAGCAATGCTTCTTCAGTGGGACAATCACAGGTTGTTTCTATTCCTGACTCAGGAGCAGCAACCGCTAATTTTATACTTTCTGCTAATGCAGGAACTCAGCATATTACAGCGGGTGCATTACAAGTTGATGCGGGCGCGGTATCAAGTGGTCTTGCTGCTGGTGGATTTGTAGGGCTATTCAAAGCATTTTCAACCACTGCTAATAAAGGCTTTATTGCTCTTCAAGGTGCTAATAATGCTACTGGTAACTTTGGAACTACTTTAAGCAACCAAACAGCGCAAGCCCAAGCTCAAGTATTAACGTTTCCTGATGTTAGTGCTGCTACTGGTAACGTTCTTGCTGCTGGTGCGGCTTTAGTTAGTGGTAACTTGGTGCAGGCATCTGGTACTTCTGGAGCGGTTGTTGATTCTGCCATTACGGGTGCTTCTGTATCAGGGGCTATTACACAACTTGGTAAACTTTATCAAGTGAGCGTGACTTTAACTCCTTCGCAAATGGCAAATGCTTATGCTACACCGCAAACATTGGTAGCCAATCCTTTGGCGTCACAAATGATTTTGATTTTGCAAGCCACTGTTTACACGGCAAGTACAGGTAATACGCCTTATGCAACGGGAACAGCTCCAATTATTCAATATAGTTCCGGTGGTACGAACGGTGCACATGGTGCGGGAACTATAGCTACAGCTGCAGGGTTAGTTGCAGGTGACATTACAGCGGCCACTAGCCAAGTACGTAACTTATTCCCGATTGCAACAGGTGCTCAAACTGCACTATCTGGACTTGGTATTTACTTTAGTAATGCGACAGGTGCTTATACTGCTGGTACTGGTACCAACGTGACTTTTACATTGGTTTATCAATTACTTACTGCAACTGTATAATACTATTATCGGCCATTCTTTATAGGATGGCCGACTATTATAAAGGACTATTTTATGCAAGGCGCTTATGGTGGTTTGATAATGATTATTTTTTATGGAGGCGGTGGGTATCCTCCTGAAGAATTTTTTCTTATGACCCAAAATAATTTTGATATTTTAACAGAAACATCCAAGCGCATTTTAGTACAGGAGTAAATTAAATTGGCAGGGATTAAGATAAGTAATTTACCAGCAGCTCCATCAGCACAACTAACCGATGTTTTTCCTGTAGATCAAGGTGTAACTACCTACAAAGAATCTAATTCGCAATTATTGTCTTTATTTCAAGCAAATGGCCAAGCACTTTCAAATGTAAATGATACTAATGTAACGATGGTATTAGGAGGGTCTCCAACAACAGCCTTACTTAATTCAACATCAATGACATTAGGATGGGCAGGTCAATTATCGCCTGCACGTGGTGGAACAGGCATTAATAATGGTGCAAATACTGCTACTTTTTCAGGTAATTTAAACTTTGCGAATGCCTTTACTACGTTAGGTAACTTCGCAGTAACCCAAACTTATACCGGTACTACAAATATTACAATGCCGACAAGCGGAACCGTTGCAACAACAAGTCAATTGCCAACACCGGCAGCTCTTACGCAAGTCAGTGATACGAATGTCACTCTCACATTAGGTGGAACGCCTGCAACAGCTCTTGTACAAGCAACTTCCATTACTGCAGGATGGTCAGGCCAATTATCTTTAGCGCGCGGAGGTTCTAATGCAAACTTAACAGCCAGTAATGGCGGTATTGTTTACAGTACTGCGTCAGCAATGGCAATACTTTCAGGAACCGCAACAGAAGGGCAGATTTTACGCTCTGGTGCAAGTACGGCACCTATTTGGTCTACTGCAACTTACCCAGCAACCGCAGGAACTTCTGGTAACGTTTTAAAATCCGATGGCACTAACTGGAATTCTGCAACGTTTGCTTCCCTTCTAACTGCACCAACACAGCAACGATTTACGTCTAGTACAGGGACCTATACTACACCGGCAAACGTCTTGTATATACGCGTCAGAATGGTAGGCGGCGGTGGTGGTGGTTCCGGTTCAGGAACTACCGCAGGGACCGCAGCGGTCGCAGGGGGAAATACAACTTTTGGCACTTCATTACTTACTGCTAATGGTGGTGGTGGTGCTGTAAATGGTCTAGTCGGAGGTGCGGGAGGAGGAACAGGAGGCACTGCAACTATTTCAGCACCCGCTTATGGCACTGGATTGACAGGCGGTAGTGGTTGCGGCGGAACATTCTTAACGGCTGGTACTATTGACTTAGGTGGTATGTCAGGCGCTGCTTCACCTTTTGGTGGTGGTGGTGGTGGTGGTCAACAACAGGTAGCAGGAACCGCAGCTCCTACTAATACGGGCTCAGGCGGTGGTGGTGGTGGTGGCACAGCAGGTATTGCAAACAGCGTTAACGGTAACGGAGGCGGTGCAGGTGGTTTTATTGATGCAATCATTCCATCACCTAGTGCAACCTATTCTTATGCAGTAGGGGCTGCAGGCACAGCGGGTGGTGCAGGTACAAACGGTTTTGCTGGCGGTGCGGGTGGTTCGGGTTATATTGAAGTAACGGAATACTATCAATGATCATGCCTATCAATATTTGTATTAAAGGATTAAATTATGGGAATTAAAATAAGTGCTTTACCATCTATTGTCACACCTGCCTTAACAGATATTTTTCCTGTAGTACAAGCAGGCGTAACTTACAAAGAAACCTTTACCCAATTAAGCTCTTTATTTGCAAATGCACCTGTTAATACAAACATTACCTCAATGACTGGTTTGACGGGTGTTTTGCAAGCCCCCACTTTTATTAATGATTCTAATGGTAATTATATTTTGGGATTTAGTGCGATTGCATCCAGTGTTAATTACATTGCATTAAATAATCAGGTGACAGGAAGTGGGCCAAATGTTACCGCACAAGGATCAGATACTAATATAAATCTTAATCTACTTCCCAAAGGTGCTGGAACCTTACAAATTATAAGTGCGAATACTACTAATCCTGTTGTTATTACCAATGGTACTAATGCATTACATATTACTAATTTTATAATGTCAAATACGAATGTTACCAGGAATGTAACCTTTCCCGATCAAACAGGCACTATTTATTTAACTACAAAAGCAAATGGTGTTGAGGCTGCAAATGCAGTAACAGCAAGCGGTACGGCAGGGGTTATTACTACATCTGCGCTAACGGCAGCTGGAGGGGCGAATTATGCCATAACATGGACTAATACTTTTATTACTACAAGCTCAAGTATCCAGTTAACAATTATGGGGGGCACTAATACCACTCAAAATATAACATTAACTGCAACAGCGGGTAGTGGAAGCAGTACGCTGACTATTTACAATAACACTGCTGCGACTAATCTCAATGGAACAATTTTAATAGGATATGTAGTTATCCCATAGCATTATAAGGTAATTAATTCATATCCACGGTTCTTGCGCCTTTTCATCATTTTACTGATTGTTTTTGTAACTTCTTCTTGCGAACAGAGAAAAATACTTTTTTTGCCACCACGATTTGAATTATTAGAACCCCAATCATAATTAAGAATGATATTTTTTCCGTCATTGTTCACTTCTATTTTATAGTAACGCTCTTTCGCTCTATTGAGCCATTGGTATATTAGCATAGGTATTTAATATCTCATCTAAAGTTTTTTTGGTTTCTGTGTATTCCTCCATGTCCATAAAAAAAATTGGGTCTTGAACATCCAGTTCAATCCCATCTACATCAAAAAATTGCATGTGCACGCCATATATTAAAAGTTTTGCATAGTAATATAGAATTTTATGGCATGCAAATTATTTATTTATCTTTAAGGCTATTTAGTTTTGCTATCATTTCATCTATGGCTTCATTTTTGTTGGAACTTATCACTCTAAAAGTAGGCCATTCATGAATTGGAGTATTTGGAACAAAATCTTTTCCCATAAAAGATGTCTGAATTGATCCTTCACATGTTCTAAACTCTATGAAATACATTTTTTCGTCCATAATACCAATTTCCTGCTAATTTATAACAAATTGTTATTTAACTATACTAAAATAAGGTATAAATATTAATCATGTTGTAGTGCTGTTTTTGACCAGTAAAGTTATAATACTATATTTTCATTAGTAAAACTTATTGTATGTGAATCTATACAAATTCCTCACTAAGTCTGATTATTGTAATAATCAGACCTAGTACTTATCTTTCTTTTAAAAATCCAAATCGATTTAAAATCTCTTTTATCTTAAGTAGTGTTTCATAGTCTGTTTCATCACCCGATCTATATTTATCAATGGCTTCTTCTATTTCGTTTATTGCTATCCAATCTGATAATTTTATGTCCATAATATCCTTCTCTATATGGTGGGAACAATTGCATTCAGGTGTCCTTCTTGTATGTATGCTCTCTCAGCGCTCTTTCACGTCTTCCCGTGCAGATTGGTTACTGCTTGTTCCCAAAAAGGTGGCCTATTTTTCCAGAAAACATACTTGCTTTATCCTCCAGTACCTAGAATCGCGCTTCGTCTCAAGAGTCTTTATAAGGGTGCTCCAGTATCTTCGGCCATAACATTATCTAAAGACATCAACTTCAATTTGATTCTTATAGACATTAATTATTATCCAGCATTTGTTAATAGAAAAGGTTTTTTGTGCGTTTTATGCGGTTCAAAGCCTGCTAATAACACTTCCAAGTCATCGGCACTGATTGTTTCAATCGAATTCATCATTTCTTTAAACTTAAATTTACACTTATCTAAACGCTTATAGTATAGAACAAACCCGTTTCTGTCCCAAAATAAGCATTTAATCTTGTCTTTATGTTGGTTATAGAATACATAGATACTACCATCATGCAAATGAGTGCCTTGTTCTCTTTGTATTAAACTCGATAAGCCATCGATAGACATTCTAAAGTCGACTGGCTTTGATGCCATGTAAATAGTTTTGTTTTCATAGGGTATTAACATTTAAAGTTCCTTTAGTAAGTCAATTATTTTAATAATGGTTTTTGATTCGATAGAAGGAGATAAAATAACTTTAATTCCTTTTTTTATAGTTAGCTCAATATCATTTTTTTCTGCTATCACTTCGACTTTATCAAAAGTAATTTGATTTTCATTTACTGTCACAGATTCTTTTTTTGGAATAATATTAAAAAAACTTGCATCTTTATATGGTTCTTTTGTTTCTTGTAATTGACTTGGAATAATTGGATCGCCTCTTTCTTTTTTTAATCTTTCAATGGTAGCCAGATATTCTAAATGTGTACCGATGCAAGAAATCTCCAAAATATTAAGATTATTTTTTTTACAAAATACTTTGGGGCTAAGGCCTGACTCTATATATTTCTTATGCCAAGAAATAAGCTCTTCATAAAACACCTTAGGTGCATTTTTTTTATAGGTGTATCTATTTAAAAATCTTTTAATTTTTACATAATCTACATTATTAGCCTTACAATATTTTCTTGTGAGATTTCCTTTGCTTTTTTCATAGTGGCTATAGTAAAGCCATAAATCATCATCACTAACTCTTAACATAACTATCTCTACGTTTATTTAAACAGTTTAATTATTTTCTTTTCATATAATAGATTATTTTAGATGGCCAATGATCGGTTTTAAAAACGGTACTCATGAATAAAATTTCATCATCATTTATTAAATCAAAATTCAAACAAAAGTATTTATAAATATCCGTATTTATTTTTTTATTCTCTAAGTCACAAGCAATAACATAATCAAACTTTCTTGAAATAAAAGTTTCATTATTGCCAGAATTAGAAGACGAAATTGCTGCTCCAACAGCCAAACCAGAAGCAAAAGTTGCGTAACAATTAGAATACAAAGATAAAAGAATAATAGAAAAAATAGTCTTAATAATCATTCAATGACCTTGAGTGATTCGGGTTGTTGATAATTAATTGTTGCTATTAAATCTTGTGCAATCTCAGCATTTTTATATTCACCAACTCTATGCATTGTGGAAATATATGCGTTGGCAATAGTTATTAACTGCATGATTTGTTTTTCACTGATTATCATAAAAAATACTCATTACATTCTATACATAAAAAAACGTATCGTTCTTTTCCTGAAAATAATTCATCTACCGGGGTCGGCAATCTATATTGAACTTTATGATCATGTTCACAATAGTTATCGATCATGGATTGTATTTTATCTTGCAACTCATCATCCCATCCCTCTGTCGTTCTCCATGCTGCAGCACCATGAATAAAATTAAATGCGTCAATGATGGTTGTAAGTTCTTCTTTCGTGAAGTCATTCATTAACTAATTCCCAATCATCTGCCTCGGCATCTTCAAGCATAAATTGAGGAATCCAAAACCCCATACTCCTTGATTCCTCATTGCCCCATGCTTTTAAACCTTTAGCCCACTCAATTGATACCGGAGTAATCCATAAACGGGAGGTTCGATAAATTTTTTGATCATTAGTATGTTTATCAAATATTTCAGTGAGAGTCATGATTGATTTCCTTTCAAATTTAAATGATGCATTTTTGCAATCATAGGCATATCAACACAATATGTATTACCCCATTCATGTAAATCCTCTAACTCCTCTTTAGTGAAGTCATTCATAAGTTCACCATCTCGCATTCAGAAAAAAGTGAAGGGTCATCTTCAGTTATCTTCTTTATGCAATGATAACAACCTAGTAAAATTTCTTTATTTAGACATGAGGCAAACATTAAAATTCCTTTCTTTCTCTCTGATAACCACATCTTTTCTTTACATTTAGGACACTCAAACAATTCACTATGCGAATGGTCTTTTGGTGCCTCCTTATAAGAGGATAATGGAGGGCACATAACAACTACTAAATCTTTTTCTTCTTTAATTAAATTATTCATTTATAGAATTTTCCGCACTTTACACACTTCAAACAAGGTGGATTGCTTGTATATATTACTCTATCACTTTCATGATCACATTTTAAAGAATCTATTAGTTCTTTAGCTTTGTTACTTCCATATGTTTCAGAAACATATTTTTTATTAAGTCTTTTCCAATGATTGATTCTTGAATCTATTAAATTATATAGCGATGGATATAGTTGTTCTTCTTCCCACCAGTAATCTTCATCAAGAAATAAACAGTTTCCATAGTCATCCTTATCTATTTCTTTTATTATAAAAGATTCTGGTATGCCTTCATTACTTACACGCCATACTTCTTGGCCTACTTTGTATTTAGGTTTAATCCGAGTTAGTTCTTGAAGTTTTTCGATTAGGTCGTCAATTGAGTAAAAAGTCTCTTCTTTCCCATAATGAGTTAACTGAAATCTTTCAATGGGATTTCCAGCAACAGATTTGTCACAAAGATAGTTAATACCATAATCAATTTTTTCTACTAAATCATGTGCTAATTTTAATTTCTCATAATCAATCATTTTATATACCAATAAATAATAGAAAAAATAATACATGTAAGTGTGCATCCAGATGCAAATCCAACACCAAACCATTCCATTTTTTTAATGTCAGATAAGGCTTTTATTATAATATCCCTCTCTTTTTGTATTTTCTCTTCAAAATCAATCATGTCACCTCCACGCGCATAAATTAGGAGAATATTCACAGCCCTCTCTCTTAATTCATTATACCTCATAAGCTTTCTATTAATTACTGGCATTTTTCTACCCCCATATATAATAAACAGCAGAAAAAACAATGAAACTTAACCAACTACCAACAATAAATCCAGTGCCAAACAATTTAGTCTTTTTAGTTTCTACCAAAATCTTAGCAATGTATTTCGTTCTTTCATCTATTTTTCTTTCAAAGATTTGTTGTGGTGTTTCTTTTGTCATCGGTTCACCCATGCAAGAAATATAATAAATAATATTACCCCTAGAACGATAGTACCCATGACAGTGCCGGCAACAAAATCATCATACTCTATTTGTTTCTGTATCTGCACCAAGCATTCCCTGGTTTCCTTTTTAGTCTCCATGGCGTTACATTGATTTACTGCAAGGAAAGTGTCAGAACTTGCGTTTGAGTTGTTGCTAGCTGAGGCTATTATCAATCCTGTGGCTACTCCTGCTCCGTAATTTGGCATTACCCAATCCTCATAGCTTGTTGCTTTTTATCTAGCTCTATCTCTAATGCCTCATGTTGCCTAGGGGTTAGTATTCCGTGATATCGCATATAGTGCTCATAACAATCCGCGCACACATCCATAGAATCCTCTTCCTCTGCAAAGATTCCATAGGTAGCCAGGTAGTTACGCTCTACCTGGTCATCATCTTGATTTGGGTTTTGCTGGTATTCTTCCTCGCATATTTCGCATGTAAAAAATGTCATATTTTTATTTACCTTTTAACCAAATGACCGTACTTAAAGTCATTATGTGAAGCCCAGGTTGAAGTATCATCAATATTATATTTCCATAAGGGCGCATTCCCTGTTAATCCAAGACAATCTAAATTTTTATCAGAATTCTTGCAAAGCTTTTCTATTCTTTTTTCTATAATTTCCTTTTCTTTATCGTCAAATAATCGTGCAGTAACATAATTACCTTGTGCATTTACATGCGGATAATAGTTATAAAGCTCTTTTCCTAGTTCCTGAACCTCATTATATGTTTTTCTCCATCTTCGTAAATTACCTTGCATGTATTTTCCTTAATATTTTTTATTTCATTAAATAAACGGTACTTCATCATCCATAAAATGCTTATTTTCTGAATTTGGTGCTACCTGATCGCACTTCTTTATATAATCTTCAACCTTGTTTTTATCAAAGTATTTTGTACCTAATGGCTTTCCATTTAGCTTATCAATTGGTATTTCTTTTCCTTGCTCTATAGCAATCTTTACTTTTACAAGTTTATTTATTGCATTTTCTGAGCAAAGTTTTCCCTCTTCATATTCTTTTACTATTCCTGCGGAGTCTGCAAAATGGATGACTTTCCACATCATTTGTTTAGTAAATACTAAAAAGTCTCTTACATCATGGGTCTTTCCATTTTCATCATACACAGCAAGGGTTATATCCATCATAGGATGGCCCTTGCTTGAATTAGTATCTACGGATACAGTAACAACCGCATCATAGATACCTTCTTTTAATAATTGAAAACGTTCACTCATTGCTTCCTGCTCTGACATTACGTTATAGGCAAACATAATAATTACTCTCCTTCTAGTTTAGTGTTTTTAATCATATTAAGTTTTTTCATTTCTTCTTCTAAAACTCTAGCTATAATTTTCCAATCTTTATCTGAAGCAAGTGGGAAAGTATAGGATAACTTGGACTTAACTTGGGATTCCCATTCATTAAGATTTATACTACTCATTAATTCCCCTTAATTTTTGACTCTAGATGATCTATACATTTTTGTATTGCATCTTTGGGCATCTCTTCCCATTTATCAGAACTAGCTTTGTCTAGCCATTTTCTATATATCTCTTCAGGAACTTTTATTAAATCTATTAATTTAATTACTTCATTTACTTGTTCTTCTGTTGCTAGTTCTTGGGCTACTGCATCACGCTCAAGAATATCTTTCCCATAAAACTTAGCTATAGCATTATAAGAAAATGAAAATGGATCGGAATCAGCAAAAGATTCAATACGAGATTTTTTTACTAAAGCAATTCTATCTTTCCCTCTCTTTTGAATCTCTAGTACTAAGTCAAAAACAAAATCCAGTTTTTTATAACAATCAAATGTGTCACCTATTATAGACATATTTTGACCATAAAGGGCTTTAGAATGTGCAGTAATTATAACATTCATATCCAGCCTATAGAGTAGATTTATTAAATGTTCTACTTTTTTGTTGGCGGTCGAATAATGTCTGCCAAAATCTGTTCCTGTTTTTAAAGCTGATTTATCTAACAAGTCATTATAAAGTGTTGTTAATGGATCAATAATTAATGTCTTATACTCATGCTTTTCTGTTAATAGTGATGTTACTTCCTTCACAACATCATCAAAATCTGATGTTTGAAATATAACACCACCTGCTTTTTGTAACATGGTAGTGTATTGATCGTTCTCAGCACCTTTTTCTGTATCAATTAGATAGGGTTTAGGAAACTGAATTGCAGCTGTAGTCTTACCAACCCCAGCAGCACCATAAAATAATGCCTTTAATCTTTTCTCAACTGCCTGTGGTTGTTTTGCTCTTAATGCCATTTTTAATTACCTCTTTAGTTTATTAATCTGGATAGCAAGTATCTGCACATGTTTCGCAACAATAGTCTTCTGGAGCGGACCAATCATCATGATGCATATAGTCTATATAATTTTCACATTCATGCTTTTCACAACAACATTGCATTTCCATCTTACCCCCTACTATCTTTGAAACAATCTATATGGCAATACCAATTACCCTCTACTGTTGTACGTGAATTGTTATCAAAATCATCGTCACTCCAATCATCATTTATTGCCATTTCATCGGATGTTCTCCCACATCCATTGCACTCATATCCTGTAAAATCTACTAATATAGGCATATTTAACTCCTCATCTTAAGAATTTGAATAATCGTCTTACCTTAAATCTAAGCCTTTCTTTTGCTGTTATGTAATCCTTTATCATTTTAACTTTCTCCATTTTCTAATCTATCAATATGGTCTATTGCAGCAAGGCGTGCCTCTTGCTCATTCTCAAAGTAATCACTAGATTCAATAACTCCATCATCATAGGGAGGGCACCCTTCGCTATAAATCTCATACCTATAAACAAATTCCCTATCACCTCCTGGAAAAGGAGCATATCCGCCAAATATCTCAAATTCATATAAACTGTATTTTTCTATCATTAGAATTTACCCCAGACAATATCCCCAGAATCCAGGTCTCTTGATGCATAATAACCATTTTCGTTATTGATATTATGCATGTAAGAATCACAAGCAGTATTGATTAATTCTTGTAAGATAGGTGTGTAATAAAGAATGATATTTTTACGCGTTATGATTGCAAAATTCTCACGGGTTTCAAGGCAATCATTTTGTAACATATCAAATAATGCACAGGTATAGGCGTTATCTATAGCAATACAATTACCATGGACACATTCTCCTGTTTCTCTGTCGGTTGTGTCCATGTATAGTCTTGCTAGTTCGGATTGTTCATCATCAGGTAAGCTTGAAAATAAAAGATTGTAACTTTCACCGTCGTATTTAGCATAGGTTGCAACTAATTCTTCGGCGTAGTTATCAAGTAATTGCTCTTTGCTCACTCTAAAATCCTTTTTAAATCTATTCCCAAGTTCAAAGGGATCATCATTCCATGATGATTGCTTTTGTGCGCTAGAATGCGCTAAACTTAATGCGTTCATAGTAATTTACCTTATAGTATTGTTTTGAACACCGAGGCTTTAGGTTGCACCCTTAGGCCTCAGCACTATTTTCATAGTCCTTTATGAAAGCTCTATATCTCCAATATCGTTAAAATTATCAGTTAATTTCTTGCGATGCTTTTCTACGCAATGCACCACCACATCCCCCATAGAACAATCATTAACTACGGCTGCCTTCTTAATTAAGAGCCAGGTTTCCCTTGGCATTATTAAATGAAATGCTTTATCTTTACTATTTTTATCTTTATTATTGTTCATGTATTCCTCATTGAAGTATATAAAAATCTAATAAACACAAATGTATCACTATTTTTTTATAAAAACAAGCTATTATTGAAAAATAAATACATTAATAGTGAATTAGGGCTTATTATTTCATAATTTTTATATTATGATTCGGATGGTTAAAAGTTTGAGGTATAATGATAAGATGGGGTAGCAGCTAGGTTACTTCACTGTTCCGAGCTGCTGGAACATTTTATATACAGCGCATGATTGTGCAATCCGCCAAGATAAACCAATCGTGCTTTTAGAACAACCGGACACCAGAGATTGGCAATCACGGCTCATTGCGTCCATACAACAGAGGTAATTATAGCATGAGCGAACCGAATGACAACAGTCTAGGATTAGATAATCTTTCAGATGATTCACCAACAACCAGAGAATGCACTGGTTTTACCCAAATAAACAACAATGTGATAAACAATATTAAGGACGGTGATGCTTTCTTAGTATGGTGTTATCTCTACTCAAAAACACCCAATTGGAAAACAATTAAACAAAACATAAGAAATGTTTATGGTTTTGGTGACGCAAAGATAAAAAAAATATTCTCCTATTTACGTCGTGCAAATTTAATCGAGTACGTGCAAAACAAGTGTGCGAAAGGGCAATACCAACATGTGCAAATTCGCATATTAAACGGCAAGAAATTCGATAAAACTCAAGCGTGGCTTGAATCTGCACCGCACGTACAGAAACCCACACTAGCGGAAGTGCACACGAACGGAAACGAGGGACTACGTAATACTGATAATACTAAAGACATAAATAAACATAATACTAAAGACATATGTGCAACTGACGTTGCACGCCAGCACGCCAATGATGATTCTTTTGAAAATTATTGGAAAATAAACCCAGTAAAGAAAAACAAAATAAGAGCAAAGCGAATATGGGATAGGAAAAAGCTATACAAGATTGAATTGTTAATTTGTGATGATGTTAAGAATAGATTAGAAAATGATAGTCAATGGCAAAATTGTCAATATATTCCTCACCCTTCTACTTATCTGCAAAATGAGCTATGGAATGATGAAATAACCCCTAAAGAGGCATTTGTGCAAAATAAAAAACCCAATGGAGGTGATTCTCTATCCCGTGTAATCAATAAGTATTTAAGTAAATCAGGAGTAACGTATGACCAGCACGGTAATACAATTGACTCATTCCGTTGATATGGAATTAATAGCTAGACTATTTGCTAGATACAAAGGTCGTTATGGCGGACTATGGACATGTAGGGCAAGCAACGACCAGGAATGGCAATGGGCTATGGAAGATTGGCTGGAAGAGTTAAGTAAATTCTCTCTAGAACAGGTTCGTGCAGCGGTTAATAAATCTTTATCAGAATTTACCAAAGCGCCACCGTCACTACCTGAATTAGTGCAATTATGCATGACTGAGGCAGGTGTACCCGACTCACATGATGTTATTCGCATGATGGTAGCACGTGATTTTAGCCATCCTATTGTAAAAATGGTTTATGACAAAATAGGAAGCTGGACTCTAAACAACGGAAAATCTGAAGAGATAGAAAGAAAGGTCAAAGAACATTACACAGCTGCACGTTCAGAATTTCATGTAGAGCCCCAAAAATCATGGGCTGAACTAGAAGTTTATAATTCCAAACCAAAAGAACTTCCTTCTCCTTCTAAAATTCCTAGCAAGGAAGAAAGCAAAGCATTCCGTGAATGCATGAATAAATGTCAGGAAATACTACAAAGTAAAAAGATTGCTGGTGGAGGAAAGACCTACAAACACTATGATGCTAATAAAGTTAATCCACGTCATAGAGAGTTTGATCAAACAATTTTTGAAGAATACAAAACCTATCTCATGGGAGTTCCAGAAACAGAAACTATGACTTTACCACCTTCGTATGTTCTAGCGCGTAATAAGTTCTTAAACATGAGAGACCAGGCAGATTATTTAAGAAAAGCAGGCTACATACCGCCTAATGAACGTGAAAGCTTTGCATCTGGGAAATCCTCTTATAAGAAAAGTGGACCTAAACCCGTATACAAAGCTTGGGTTAAAGACTGATGAATAAAGCGCTCTGGCTAGCACGAAAGAATTATCTGTGCATCCTTATTAAAAAAATATCAGATGCCCAAGGAGGGGATGATATAAGCTGGTTACGTCAACATTGCAAAGAAGTGCTACAATTATATCCGGATGAAAAGATTGAAGAAGCCATTGCTTGTTATGAGGAAATGTACAATCAATTGCCTTACTTGATTACATAGAAAAAGGTTTAATAATGAACAATAATAAAAAAACAGTTAGTCTAGCAGATAGAAAAGAAGCCTTAGAATTACTAAAACAGCTTTATAACACCAAGGAAGTCAAGGATGACAACCAAGAAGTTAATACCCAGCGAGAATCAGGAGCAACGCGCTCTTGTGAAATGGCTAAGCTACCACCCAATTGTTCGTGATTACTTTTTACGAATAAAAAATGAGGGCAAGAAAACTCCTGAGCAGGGCTGGAATGATAAGCTGTTGGGTCTACGCCCTGGAGTTAGTGACTTGTTTATATATTACCCAACAAAATCACACCATGGACTTTTTTTGGAAGTTAAGCGCAACAAGAGTTACACTAAGTCTGAACGTTCGACAAGTACATGGATTGAACAAGAATTGTTTCAAAAAATTGTGAAAAAAGTTGGTTTTGATGCAAAAACCTGCTACGGTTGGGAAGAAGGTAAACGAATAATCGAAGGCTATTTACTTACCTAGTTTCATTTTTATCTCCTCCTTTCCGCTCCTCGGAGCGGTTTAACTTTCAAAGGAATTGAGCGTGCCTAAATTTAGTCAAGAATCTTTTTCTAAACTTTCTACATGCCACCCCGACCTACAGGCCCTGTTTTACGAAGTGATTAAGTATTACGATTGCACCATTCTTGAAGGCTATAGAAATCAAGTAAATCAGGAAATTGCGTTTAATGCAGGCCATAGCAAATTACATTATCCCGATAGTTGTCACAATAAGCAGCCTGCAATGGCTGTAGATGTCTCGCCCTACCCACTAAATCTTGTCACAGAGCAACTATCTTTGTGGTTCGGTGGGTATGTAATGGGTATAGCTCAAAAGTTGCGTGACGATGGGAAAATGAGCCATTCTGTGCGATGGGGTGGATCTTGGGATGGTTTAGGGTTATTAAACACATCCCATATGCTTGAAGATTTAGTTCATTTTGAGCTTATTGGGTAATATTATTTCTCCAACTCTGGATCGTAACTAACTAACTTTTGTCCGTTCATCAAAGCAACCCTTTTGGCTGCTTCCTCTTTGTCGCTATGATCACTTTCTGGGAAAAATTCCCCGTCTACCTTATAAAAACCAACCGTCCATAAATCAGGGCTTTTTTCTGTCTGTATGTATACGTACATGCTCATCTCCAATTATGTTTTTAATATTCTATAAAATCTTTTAATTGTTCTAATGCTAAAACTATTCCAGTTTTTATATCATTTTTTCCACTTTTTTCTATCTCATCTTTCCAGTATTCTATTTTTTCAATTACAAATTGATAAATTTCTTTAGTTATATTTCCCTTGCCTTCCCAATCTATAGTTTTCATTTTTATTACCTCTTTTGTTTGTGAAAATACAATATACTACATAAATATTTTAATATCAACAATTATTTTGTATTATTTTATATTATTCTTGTTTATTTTTATTTTTGTTTTATTATGTTATTATTAGTTTAAAAATATCACTAAAGGATTAGTGTGGAACCGAGACACATAGGAAGACCTACTAAATTTACTCAAGAAACAAAAGATAAGCTTTTAATGGCTATTCGTAAGGGTGCGCCATACGAGTTGGCTTGTAATTATGCACGTATAGATATCACTACCTTATACAATTGGCGTGATAAAGCAGAGATAAATAAAGAAGAAGCCTATATCGAATTTTTCAAAGACTTAAAAGAAGCAGAGGGTATAACGGCCCTTATGTGGCTTGATAAAATTGATAAAGCGATGGATGATGGCCAATGGACAGCGGCTGCATGGAAGCTTGAAAGACGTCACTATAAACACTTTAGCTCACAAGCACAACTCATTGATATGAATCAGCGATTGGTAAAACTAGAAGACGGGGAAAGTCATGAAGGGAATGGTAGCAAAGAAAGAAGTCAAGAAGTTGATCAAAAAGTCTGAAAAGAAAGACATGAAAGAAGATAAAAAGATGATGGGTAACAAAGTACTTAAAGACAAAATGAAGAAGAAAGACTGCAAATATTGAGGAGCAATTATGAGCGGAAAATATGTATCTCAGAAACCAACACGAGGCTACAATGACCCAGCTCCCGGAGTTGTGCGAGGTAAGCGTGTTACCATGGAGGCTTTCGCCAAAGCGGGTGCGTTACGTAATCTTGCGCCTCAAACAATGGAAAACTACGGTAAAACGGATTATTTGTCATATGTTCCTATTCATTTAACTAAACAATTAGATGAAAAATAAGGATTTATTATGAGTTTATTAAGTAACTTTGTAGCCAGTCATTTGATACCTGCTCTTGAGTCGGCTTTTGTAGCGCACGAACCTGATATGCAGGCAGCATTCTTAGAAGAAGCTAAGATATTATCAGAGCAACTGGGTAAATGGTTAGAAAGTAAAGTAATACCTACTTCCGAAGAACACAGGTGAGAATTTACTATGCCCCTATTAAAAGCTTCTAAAGCGCGTACTAAAAAAGGTTTTAGTGAGAACATAAAGCGTGAAATGAAAGCTGGCAAAGCTCAAAAACAAGCCGTAGCTATTGCTTATAGTGAAGCTAATTCAAAGAAGAAGAAAAGCAAATAGCATTATAATATTATGCAAGGCTTATTACCGTCCTTTAAGTCTTGCTCCAATTAGGGATTGAAATGGCAAAATTAACAACGAATAAAAGAAGCAAAATTCCAAAAAGTGAGTTTGGTTTACCTGGTGAGCGCAAATACCCCATGGAAGATAAGGCACATGCTCGAAACGCAAAAGCTAGAGCCTCTGAAATGGAAAATAAAGGAAAATTATCTGCATCAAGTAAAGCCAAAATAGACGCAAAAGCAGATAGAGTCTTAGGAAAGGTTAAAAAGAAATAAGGATTCTATATGCTAGTTATCCAAAACAAATGGGTTGAGAAACAGCGCAAGAAGAAAGAAAAAGAAACAGCACCTTCTTTTGAGGTGTATAAATCGGATAGCTGGAAACCCGTTGACGTCACAAAAAGCATTGAGCGTTTTAATAAAGCAACACAGGCCACACGCCATAAAACACTTACAGGGCTAAGAAAATAATGCAATGTAGAGCTTGTAATTACACTCATTCGCGTGTTGTTGAGACAACCAAAGATGAGAACAGAAATCAAATCTATCGACGACGTGAGTGTACAAAATGCGGTGCACGTTATACTACGCAAGAGCATTTACGCGAAAACTATAAGAATGCTCCCTATAAAACTCAACCGCCCAAACAAGTATTAGAAAAATGACTTTAACCGCATCGGCTATTGCAAGACGCATTGCAGAGATTGAACAACAACGACAAAAAGGTGTAGAGCGTCAAATAACATTAAATGACACAGGGATGATTATACATGCTACTAGAGAAGATAAAATCTATGTTCCAACTGCAACTGGTCATATTGCTCATAGCGATAACAGCTTTGTCCGTGTCATTATGGGACCTTATGGTAGTGGAAAATCAACGTGGGCAGTTACAGAGATTGTACAACGTGCCTGTAGTATGCCAGTGTGGCATGCAAATAGACGAAGAAGCCGATGGGGAATTGTAAGAAATACAAGCGGTGAATTATCTACAACAACCTTAGCTACTTGGCTTGCTTGGTTTGAAGAGTTAGGCGATATTAGAAAACGTCAAAAGCCAATCATGACGTATGAGCATAGCTTTAATGATGGGAAGGGGATAGTAGAGCTAGAATTGTTATTTATAGCACTAGATAGGCCCGAGGACGTAAGAAAGATTAAATCCCTGGAGCTAACGGGGTGTTATATCAATGAACTATCCGAGGTCCCAAAAGCGGCTTTGGCGCATATGAAGGGTCGTGTTAATCGCTATCCTAGTAAGGCTTTTTGTAAAGAACCCTATTGGTCTGGAATTATTGCAGATACGAATCCGCCCGAAGATGATCATTGGATATTTAAAGACTTTGAAGAGCAACAATTTGAGAATCATAAATTATTTAAGCAACCACCGGGATTGATAAAGAATGAGGACAATAAGTGGGTGCGAAATCCTTGTGCTGATAATGCTAATCATTTACCTGATAACTATTATGAAATGCTGGCGGAAGGGCAATCACAAGAGTTTATTAAGGTATTTTGTCTTGGAGAATATGGCTCTGTTGGGTTTGGTAAGCGCGTGTATCCTGAATTTAATCCGGATTTTCATGCAGTAGAATCATTAAGTGCAATCCAGGGAGAAAAGTTATTATTAGGATGGGATTTTGGTTTAACGCCTGCTTGTGTTGTGATGCAATTATCTCCCCGTGGTCAATTGATGATTTTAAAGGAATACGTAGGCGATGGTATGGGAATAAGGAGTTTTGCCGACTCTATTGTCATTCCATCATTAGCTAAGGATTTTCCGTATTGTAAAGTGGGAGATTCGGTTGCAGACCCGGCCGGTAATAGTAGAAGTGAAGTGGTAGAGGAAATGTCATGTATTGGTGAGCTATCATCACTTGGTATTCGTACACGCGGAGCACGTACAAACGATATAGACCCACGTCTTGCCTCGGTTAAATACTTTCTAAATAAGATGGTAGATGGTAAGCCTGGGTTGTTGCTCGATAGAAAGCATTGTCCTACCTTGTTTAAAGGGTTTGTAAAAGATTATGTGTTTGCCAGAGTAGCAGTATCAGGGGAAGAACGATATAAGGATAAGCCCAATAAGAACATGGCATCACACCCCATGGATGCCCTAGGGTATGGGTGTTTAGAAATAGCTAGTGACAGGATAACTGCTGATAAAATGCAAGGGAAGCCACGGGTTGATATGACAAATCCTGTAATGAGGATATTCTGATGCTTGATAAAAAATGTCTGTATTGTAGAAAATATAATAAATCATCCATGGTTGATGATAAGTGTGTAGTATGTGACGAGCAATTAAAGAATATTATTGCTAATATAACTAAGAATTATAATAAGGGATTAGAAAATCAATGGTTTAATAAACGGAGGATACCATGACTATACAAGCAGCAGTGACATTAAAATTACATTTCGCAAGCGACAATAACAACGTAATACCGCGTATTGGTAGATTGTATGCGCCTAATAACACATTAGCACAAGTTGCAGCAGCAGGATTTTTAGACGGTTATTTGTCAGCTAATGGCAATGATTTGCTAGCTAGTGATTTTGTAGCAGCTGTGGCATCAGATGGTCACCAATGGTATAAACCTGTCTTTACAGCAGGGTCTTGCCAATTAGTAGTTTTACCATAACAACAACCACAAGGAGTACAGTAAGTGAATTTTTTACAAGCGTTAGAAGAGTTGAAAGCAGGTAAAGAAATGCATAGAGCAGCTTGGCCTATTGACGAGGGTTACTTAAAATTTATGAAAGGCATGAAACATGCTTGGAAGATAGTACTAGTTCCAAACCCTAATGCAGGTAATTTTATATTCTCTATAGAAGATTTTTATGCTGATGACTGGCAAGAATTTGAATTGCCAGAAGTGACGCCCGTAGTTATAGATGCATCAACTGTAGTAGAGTAAGCTTAATACCTCTTAGATTAGAGGATTAAAAGGCGACTTTAACAATTCTATGTTAAAGTCGCTATAACCCAACGGATGGGGTGTTACATGGAAATTATTTCTAATGATATGTCTACGGATGAAATTGACAGTATTTATGAAGAATTACATGATACTTTAGATGAAGCGGGTATTGATGAAAAAGAAGTATTAGAAAAAGCACGTGAAGACATAACACTATGGTATGGCTATTTTGGTGAAAATATAACACGTGGAAAAGATGATATGAATTTTGTCTTACGTGACCAATGGTCAACTGTTGAGAGGTCCGAATTTAGCAGGTTATTTAAGCCTGCCATGTCATTCAATAAGCTCTATGATTGTACTAAAAAGATAGCAGGCGAGCAGCGTAAAAATAAGCCCGATTTAATGGTACGTTCATTAACCGGAAAATCATCCGAAAAACAAATAAATTTACGTGCAGACTTAGTACGAACCATATCCTATCAATCACAAAATGATTTAGTGTATCAGACAGCCTTTAAGCAAGCATTAATGATGGGCCATGGTGCCTTTGAGATTAATCTTGACTATGAAAATCCCATGTCATTTAATCAAGTAATTAATTTTGAATTAATACCGGATGTAACGCGCACATCCTTTGATCCAACCGCATTAAAGCCACATAAAGGCGATGGTAATTTTTGTTCACGCCAGTATCTTTATACAAAAGAAGAGTTTTATGCCACTTACCCCTGGGTGATGAATCCTGTGTCTTATTCCGATCCCCGTTCACTTTTAGATTTTCAGTGGGAAACTAGAGACACAATCGTTGTTTGTAAATACACACGTAAAGAATGGTTCCCTTTAAAGATTTTACTCTTAACGGATGGCAGTACGGTTACTGAACAAGAATGGGAAAACATGCAAAAGGATATTGCTACCTTAAAGCAGGTAGCAGAAGGTGCCCAGGTTGTTGGTAATCTAATTAGAAAGACCATTCCTGAGGTGCACGCAGAACGTATGAGTAAGGATTATAAGATACGCCAATATATGCTTACCCAAAATCAAATAATTAAATACATAGAATGGCCCTCAAAACACTTGCCTATTATTTTTGTAGACGGTGATTCTAATTTTATTAACGGACAACAATACACAAAGTCTTTCATTCATGAAGCTAAAGATGCACAGAAGTTTGTTAACTACGTAGGAAGTGAAATTGCAGCCGAAATTAAGAATAGACGACGTGAACAATGGCTCGGTACACCCGATAACATTCTGGGTGAAGAACAAATGTGGAGAAATCCTGAGCTACAATCGGGTATTTTAATAGCTAAACCAGACCCAACTACGGGACAAATGCCACAAAAAATGCCGCCCTGGGAATTATCAGGTACCCTTTTACAACAATTCCAGCGTGGCACTCAGGATATACGCGAAATATTAGGATTTTCTGAAACAGAAGCACTTCAAGGCAGGGACATGTCAGGTAAAGCACGGCGTGAACGTAAATTAGAGGGCTCTATGTCCGCTTATGTATTCTTTGATAACCTGAATCAAGCAATAGAGCAAGGTGGTCGTGTTGTATTAAGTTTATTGCCCGTTATTGTAGGTGAACGTGAAAGGCCTATGGTTATTTCTAAGGCGGATGGACGTACAGAATCTATTATATTAAACAAGGTTACAAGTGAAACAGAAAACGGAGAACCAATTCGAGATAATGCTCTGGATGGTGGAGAATATGATATTGAAATTGATACTGGACCAAGTTTTGCAGTACAAAAAGACATAGCCTTAGAGTTTTTACAAGAAACATTAGCAGCCAGTCCGCAGGTATTCCCGCTCATTGCAGACCTATGGGCTAAAAACCTTGACGTACAATTTATGCCACAGATTGCAGAACGTTTCAAAACACTGGTACCGCCTGAGATATTAGCAAAAGAAGAAGGCAAACAACCACCACCCCAACAACCTAATCCTCAACAACAAATGATGCAAATGCAAATGCAGGCACAAATGGCTGAGATTCAAAACAAGCAAGAGAAATTAGAGTTAGAGAAACAACAACATGAACTAGAAAAAGCAGAATTACTACTAAAAGCACAAAAAATACAATTAGATAGCAAGCTAGATATATACAATCATCAGGCAAACATTGAAAAGACCCGTCTTGCGCATGGATTAGATAAAGAAAAAGCAGAATCAGTTTTTGCTACCGATTTAGCGAAGGTTTTAGCGGATTTACATAAGCATGCCAATCCTTCAAAAAAAGAGGATCAATAAGATGTTAGATCATCTAGATTGTCAGGTTGACGAGATATTAAAAAAAGAAGAAACTGAAAATATACCCACGCTTAGTGAGATAACTGCCGATGTGGTGTCTGAATTTGGGGGAAGTTGGAAATTTATCATTATCTTTATGTGCTTCTTTGGAGGGTGGATTGCCTTTAACTTATTTGTTTACTCTTTCGATCAATATCCTTTCATCCTATTAAATCTAATTTTATCCTGTATTTCGGTATTTCAGGCCCCTTTCATTCTAATGACTCAAAATAGGTTAACTAATATAGATAGAAAACGTGCTGAAAACGACTATAGAATCGATCTCAAAGTCTCCCTAGAAATAGTAGAACTCCAAAAAAAATTAGATTCCACCCTAGAAAAATTAGATACCTACTTACAAAAATAGTTAAATTTTAAATCAAGTCGTACCTATGGGGTAGAATTAGTTAATTTTAAGGTCTATAGTAAATAGTATCGAGGGAAGGATCTCTCAGGGTTACAGGCCGACCGTATGGGCCTAGGGTAGTTAGTCAACCGAATGACTGGCAACGTCAGGAAGACGTTGAGATGGAGATTTAATTCATGGACGAGGACAGAAACGCTTTTGCAGGACAGGTAAACGGGGATGATGAAGATGGACAAACTGGAGCGGTAGATCCCGGGTATGTTGATGAGGCGGAAGCACAAGCAACAGAAAAGGAAAACGAACCAGATGACCCTCAAGCTGTCATAAAGAAACGGCTAGGAATGCAAGCTAAGAAACATCAGCGCGAAATGCGACAAATGCAAGAGCAAATGATGCAAATGCAAGCGCAATTTCAAAACGCAAATATGGACTCAGCTAACCCTTCCAATCATTCACCAAACAATCCTTATTCATCACCAGGTCAACCCAATTCGCCCGGTATGAACGAGGAGGAAAAAATACATCATGCCGTACGCTTAGCTCTCGGAATGAAGGACCAGGAAGAGAGACAAGCTAAAGAAGCACAAAAGATGGCTCATGTACATAAGCAATACCAACGCTTAAACGATGAGTTTGATAAGGCTTCAGATAAGTACGATGATTTTGACGATGTCGTTAGAGAGAGCGATGCCCCCTTTACCGACCATGTGCGGGATGCACTATTACTTGTTGAAAATCCAGCAGATGTAGCTTACCAGTTAGGAAAAAATCGCTCTGAACTTGAAAGAATTTCACAACTCCATCCACTAGACCAGGCACGTGAAGTGAACAAGCTGTCTTTTTCATTGATGGGGGGCAATAACGGCAAATCGTCAAATGCCCATAAAACTACCCCTATGGGGAGCATCAAAGCAAATCCAGCGCGTTCTGCAGGTGCCATTACGGATAAAACGCCGCTCTCAGAAATTAGAGCGCGTATGAAGGCCGGCACATGGAAGTAAAAAAAGAGGATGGTGTTGACTAGGATTGTTAGCACCATCAGCTTTTAATAAGTGCAGTGCATGTGCCATTTAATGGATTAAATGGAGACAAAGGAAATGACTAACCAATTTATTACTACCGATTTGGTATCCAATACCGCATTGGCAATGTTTGCAAATAACGCACCCTTCGTGATGACAGCATCACGTATTTATCAAGATGACTTTGTGTCCTCTGGCTATAAAATTGGTGATACCCTGCAAGTACGTAGACAAAACCACTTTATAGTAGGTGATGGCTCCGTAGCAGTGCCGCAATCAATTATAGAAACCGTTGAGACCATTGTAATTGCTCACCAATATAACGCCCTGATTGCCTATACCATTCAAGATTTGTCCCTAAGAATTGAGGACTTTTCTCGATTATTTATAGCCCCTGCAATCCAAGAAATTATCACGCAAATGGAAAAAGATATCTCTGGTGCAGCGGAACTGCAATTAAACTTCTTCACAGGGACCGCAGGCGTTGCTATTAACAGCTTTACTACCGTAGATACAGCGGGTGCTAAATTGTTAGAGCAAGGTGTTAACATTGCATCCGATGCGTATTTAGCCATGACTGTGCGCGATGGTTCGAGCTTAAAAGGTGCACTACTTAATAACTTCACGCCTGTATTTAACGAAGATATAGTACGCTC